TGTCAACCAACGAGGCCTCTCTGTCTGACCGCGATGCGCCTGAAATTGGCCGCGCGCAGATGACGCTGGTCAAATTCACCAAAGCCATTGAACTGTCCGACGAACTGATGTACGACGAAGGATCAAATCTGATGACCTTCCTCAACTTCTACGTCGGCGAGGCCCTCGGCCTGACGCATAACAATGCGCTCATCACCGAGGCGCTTACCAATGGCACCAGCGTCACGCTGGCCGCCGCTGCTACTGTCAGCGCCGCCGATGTGCCGACGCTTGTCTACGCGCTGAAGGGACGCCATTCGCCGTCTGCGCAATGGGTCATGCGCCGCGCCACAGAAGGCGCCATCCGCAAACTGCAGGGCAGTGATTTCCTCTTCGCCGAAACGCCAGCGGGCGCCCCAGTCGTCGGCCCCACCGGCGCCACGTTGTGGAAATATCCGCTTTGGAACGAGGACGAAACCATGCCTGCCGTTGGCGCCGGTAACAAATCGATTCTCTTCGGCAATTTTGGCTACATGGGGCGTCGCTCGACCGCGCTGACCTTCCTGCGCGATCCATACAGCCGCGCACGCTACGGCCAAGTCGTGCTGCACTACTACACGCGCATCGCGTACAAGGTGCTGCAGCCAGAAGCGATCCTGTACGGCCGCCATCCGACTGCCTGATGAAGATTTTGGTCTACACGCCAACGTACGATGACGCCCTGCACCCACAGTGCAGAGCGTCCATCGAAGCGCAGCAGACCACGCACGAGTGGGAATGGGTCATCGATGCCGATGACCCATTCCCACCGCCAGACCATCGCAACGTGCTGGCGAAATATCAGCGCGCCCAACGCCTTGCGCTTGCCGGCGGCTACGACGCACTCGTCACCGTCGAGCATGACATGGTGCTCCCGCCCGACGCTCTACAGAAGCTCGCCGACACCACAGGCGCCGGCGTGGTCTATGCACCATACGTGCTGCGCCACGGCAACTATTCGCTCAGCACCTGGCAGTACTGCGGCGAAAACAGCCTTGGCATGTCGCTCACACTCTATCCGCGTGAGCTGGCCCGCTATCGGCAGGCTGGCGTCGGACGCATCTCCGGCTGCGGCTGGGGTTGCACGCTCATCCATCGCAATGTGCTGGAGCGCATCCCGCTCCACAGCGGCAACGGCAGCAATCCGACTGGCGATATTCAATTCGCAATGGATTGTCTGCGCGCTGGCGTCATCGCCTACGGCCGCTTCGACATTCCCTGCGGGCATTTCAACACAGAAGGACAATTGCTCATGCCCTACGACGACACAACCACCATGATGCGCGTCGAGGCGCTCGAAGACGTCACCGTCTTCATCGACGGCAAACCGATGCGGCTCACGGCTGGAATGCGCTACACCGTCACAATGGCCGAAGCCTATGATCTGGAACGCGCTGGCTACGTGCGCATCCGCCCTACCGAACCCGAACCAGAACCCGCCGTCGAGCGCGCCGTCATCGAATCGCCCGAACAGGCAACCGTCCCGGCGCAGCGGAGGAAGCGCACCAAATGATCGACCCAAAGGAATGGACATATGCCAAGCAACATCATTACGCCGCCCGCCGTCACGCCGGTCACGCTTGCCGAAGCCAAGAGCACACTGCTGATTGACCACAGCGCCGACGACGCACTGATCACTCAATTGATCGAGGCTGCCACGCTCGAAGCGCAGATGCTGGCCGCGCGCAGCTTCATCACCCAGACCCGGGAAATGGTACTTTCGGTTTGGCCCGCCGATGGCGTCATCCGCCTGGAATATCCGCCGGTGCAATCGATCATCAGCGTCACTTACGTCACCGACGACGGAACGACCGTCACCATTCCCGACACCGACTACCAGTTGATCGCCGACCTCACGCCGCCCATTCTCACGTCCGCACAGGGCAAAAGCTGGCCCGACGTCGCACTGCGCAGCCACGCCCCGATCCGAGTGCGCTACGTCGCAGGCTACGGTCTTGCCGACGACGTACCCTCCGATTACAAGCGCCTGATCCTGGGGCTGGTCGCCGTTGACTACGAGAATCGTGAGGCAATTTCCACCACCGCCAACCAGCAGCGCAGCCGCCTGCAAAATGCGCTCAAAATGCACTGGGGCTACGCCACATGAAGATCGCCGAATTGCGCCATACCGTCTACATCCAGACGCCCACCACCTCACGCAGCGACCGCGGCGCCGAAACCATCACCTGGACGGACTCGCCTCAGCTACGCGCCCGCGTGCGCACCATCTCCGGCAACGAACGCCAGCGCCAGGAGCTGGTCATCCCCGTCGCCGCCCACGAAGTCACGCTGCGCTGGCCACTGCCCGCGGGCGTCAGCCTCACCACCAAAAGCCGACTGCGTTGGCTGATCGAAGGCGCCAGCCGCTACTTTGCCATCCTCGCCATCGGCGAACCCGACAACCGACGTCGCCTCGTTACCCTCACCTGCGAGGAACTGGTGGGCGAAAGCCGCGTCACTTGACAGCAAAATGGCCGTCGATTACGATTTTCCAGATGTGCGGCGCAGAATCCACTTTCTGGAAACGCAGATCAGCGACATCGAACGCATGCTCAGCCTGGCGAGACCTGATGCAGAAACACAGGCCGCCATCTACCGCATGGAGCAAGCCAGCCGTGAATTACAGCAGCTCGAATACCTTCTGCGCTTCTATCAGCGCCACACGAACGGCGCATTGAATAAAATGCAGATGTGGCTATTTCTGACCAGCTTTGCGCTCAGCGCGCTCATGCTGGGATTGTATATACTGGAGCGAATTAAATGAGCATCGATGAAACCATCCATGCAATCTGTTACTTCCTCATGTTCCCGGCGTATTTTTACTTCGGCCTGATCGCCTACAATCGCCGTGAGCGCATTATCGCATTGTTCTATTTCAGCCTCTCAGTTTTCTTTGCCTTCATGCTCTTCAATCTCAGCCTGGGGGTATATTTCCGCCAATTATTGCCGTTCTTCTACATCAACACTGGCGTGATCGTCATCATGACCATCGCCGTGCTGAGCCGCGCCGCGACTATCCTCTATCACTACATCGCCGCAGACATCAACATCTTCACCATCCTCGAATGCGACTAAAAAAGCGCCGCAGGGATTTACCCCACGGCGCTAAACAAATAAAAAAACGGCATCCTTTTTACAAAGCGTCCCGATTTTCCTCCGCTTCTGCGGGCGCTGGCATGGCGCCACAATGCACGGAACGCTGATCCAGCGTATAGTATAGCAAACGATCAGAGCTTTGTCAAGTCCCTCGCCATCAGCCTGGTCAATGCCTGCTCCGCCGTGATCGTCTGCGACCCCAGCCGACGCCAGCCCGGGTCCGATAACAGCCGCCCCTGAATCGTCACCCTGTGGCCCACGATCATACCAGATCACCACCCACCGCGCCGACCGCCGCCTGCCACCTCTTCGCCATTTTGCCATACTTCCACTTCCCACGGCTCATCTACCCAATTTCTTCCACAAATCTGCCACAGTCCGCCGTCATCACCCTCTTCCACCGTCAACGGCAGCACACCGCTCATTTTCTCCAACATCATCCTTGCCCCGCGCGGCGTAATCTCCAGCCTTTTTGCAAGTTGGCGCACAGTAATCGCCTGTCCTTGCACCAGCAACCACGTTGCCAGCGCCACCCGCTCCGTCGGCAGCATCTCTCTTGACACAGCACAACCTCATATCAGCATTATGCCGCGGTCTTCATAGATCGACCGTCCCGCCTTCGGGTTCGCCAGCATCGCCCGCCCGATTGCCATCACACTCGCCACGATCCCATCGATCCGGTTCATGCTCTTGCTTTTATCCGGCTTCACGTTGCCTGCCGGGTCTTGGCGCGTCACCACATTGTCCGCCATCCAGCGCAACACCGGGTTGCCGCCATGCGCCACCAAGCCCGCCAGCACCAGCCGCAGAAACTCCTTGGACGGCCCGCTCAGGCTTGCAAACCCCTGACGCATCTCAATCATATTGATCCCATCGTCCTGGAGTTGAACCGACAACTGCGTAGCATTCCACGGATCGAACGCCACCTCTCGCAGGTCGTACACCTTCGCCAACTCGTTGATCTGCTGGCGGATATAGGCGTAATCGATCACATTGCCCGGCGTCGCCGTCACCAGCCCCTGGCGCACCCAGGTCGAGTAAGGAACCCGATCCCGGCGTTCACGTTCAATCATGCGCTCCTCAGGAATCCAGAACAAGGGCAGCAAGTAAAACGGCTCCCCTTCCGCATTTGGAGGAAACGCCAGCGCCAGCGCCGCAATATCCGTTGTCGAAGCCAAATCAAGCCCGCCATAGCATACCCGACCGCTCAAGTCCGGCAGTGCCGTCGCACACTTATCCCACGCCTGCATGTCGATCCAGCGACTCTCCTGTTGCGTCCACTGATTCAGATAAAGACGCCGAAACGTGTTTTGATAAGCGGGTATTGCCTTTGCCACCTCGCATTCTTGGCGCAGAAATTCCTCATGCACGCTGACGCCGTAGTTTGGATTTGCCATGCGCCAGGTAGCCGGGTCGGTCCAGTCGGCGTCTTCTGGCGCTGCATAAATCACCGAATAGAATGTCGGATCATCGATAATGCCCGCCGCCACCTGACGGGCGTACTCGTGCTGTTGCCAGCAAATTGAATTTCGATCATAGCCAGCCGTCGTGATCATGATCATCAACGGCTGGCTGCGCTTGCCCATCGCCGTGTTGAGCACGTCGTACAACTCCCGATTTGGCTGTGCGTGTAGCTCATCAAATACGATGCCGTGTGGGTTAAGGCCATGCTTTGTGTAAGCGTCGGAACTCAGCGCAATATATTTGCTGCCCGTTGCCTCGTAAACCATCGTCCTATTGCGATACGTCCTGATCCGGCTTGACAAAAACGGCGACGCCTTAACCATCTTCTCCGCCGTTTCAAAAACGATGCTCGCCTGCTCCCGGTCAGCCGCTGCGCTGTATATCTTCGCCGATTGCTCTCCATCCACCGACAACAAATAAAGCGCCAGCCCTGCCGCAAAGGTGCTTTTGCCGTTTCCGCGCGGCACTTCCAAATAGAGCTTGCGATACTGACGCAGCTTGCCCACCTTCCGCCCGAACAATTCACGCACGATCGCCCGCTGCCATGGTTCCAACACGAACGGCTTACCGGCTAGTGGGCCTTCTATGTGCACCAGCATTCGGTCAAAGAATCGTTCAGCCACCGTTGCGGCGCGTTCGTCAAACCAATTCACAACCCATCGTGATCAGCATTGACATCTGCGAACAGAATATCGGCTATGCTTAGCTGTTCCTGTTCGCGTTCAGGCAGCCGCGCGCGCGCCATTGGTGACGCGCCGAGCTGCTGGGCGTTGGCGCGTAGCTGTTCGCTCGCCGTCCGCAGCACGATCAGGAGCGGATTTTTCCGGCTCTCCTCTTTGTTGCCGTGCGCCGTGTCCGTCACCGTCAGCGCCATCTTCCCGCCGACGTGCAGGTCAGCATATGCTCGCTTCGCAATCGCCAGCCACCGCGCCATATCCTCGATCAGCGCCGCGTCCCCCGCGTTCAGATTTTCAATGTCTCGCACCAGCCGCCGAAAGATTGCGTCGACATCGTCCGGCAGCCTGCGCAGCCGCCGTTTGCCCGTACCCGTAGCAGCTTGCCCTGTTGTTCGCTTTCTCGGTAGTGGGCCACGTGCGCCCATGCGCTAATTCCCTCCCATGCACTTTTGGTCGAAAACTCGGTTTTGCGTGCGCAGTGCTGCGGCGCCGGTACTGTGCGCCAATCTCCCCAACATTTGCACCCCCTACCCGGCACGCTTGCGCAAATCATTGGCAGTCTTCGCATCATGGCATCGCCTGCACAAGGATTGCAGGTTGTCATCGTCGAGCACTGCGCCGTTGTCGCGTATCGGCGTGATGTGATCGACCAGGACGGCAGGTCTACCACACATTCGGCATAGCGGCTCTTTGGCCAGGTGCATTCGGCGCACCCGCTCCCATCGTGCATCGTAGCCGCGCTCGTGGCGGCTACCGCGCCGCTTATCATGCTCGGCAACCGTGCGCCTGCGTAGATTGCCACACACCGAACATACGCCAGCGCGTACCAACCCGGCGCAGCCAGGTCGCACACACGCCGTCGGCGCTTTGGTCGGCATACGATTCAACTCCTACCATTAGCTCAGGTAATTAGCCAAACAACCAGCGCCATAGTTTTCCCGGCGGCGCTACCTCGCTCGCCGCCAGCGCCGCCAGCGGCGTGGGAGCACCATCGCTCACCTCGATCTGCATCCCCTGCTGGCGCGCCCACACCTCAATCGCCTTCGCAATCGCTCCCAGCACCGCCACGATTAGAGCGCTATACCAATACTCCGCAGATGGGAAAAATCGCTCCAGGACACCCTGCACGCCGGGGATCAGCGCCAAAATCAGAACCACCCACACCACGCCAGGCAACGCGTTCGTAGACATCGATCCTCCTCATTCCATACCGAATGATTCTATGTACAATAACATCATAGCATAAATGTGCTGCTTACGGAATCGTCAGCAGGACAGGAATTCCCGCGCTGCGGCAACAAAAAAAGCCGGGTCAATCGACTCGGGTCCAAGAGTTTCGTTATGGGTGAGTGGTCGTGGGGCTTTGAGGGCTATCGAACAAAAAAGCCTAGTCAATCGACCCGGGTCCAAGAGCGCGTCCGTGGTGGCGCCTCACCAGACGCGCCACCACGGACGCGCTGGCGAAAACCTATGCAGAATTTCGTCAATGTCGCCATCTACCCACACGCTGTAATTGTTGGCGCCCTCGAACGCAGTAATTCGCGCTGTCGCTTGCACGGCGACTATCTGGCGCGCACGTAGCAGCGGCGATAGCTTAGCAGCGACCGATCTGGGCAGATAGCCGACAGTCAGACGGTCAATCTCCACACGCACGGCATTGGGATCGTTGGGATTGCGCGGTTCCGGCACCAAGTACGCGGTTTTGATCACTTCGACAGCGTTGTTTTCGCACGAACCGGCCAGCTTGCGTAGGTTGTCCCAGTAACGAGATTCACCAACGACCTCGATCTGATACGTGCCATCGCCTTCCAGGATGATCATCTGCTGTTTGGGCATGGATCAATTCCTTTCGCAATCGGGCAATTGAGGATTGACAATCGCCCTGATCGGGTGTAATCTAATCTCGTAAAATTAGCAAATGTGGTACACATAAGGAGATCACAATGGAGTATCTGACACCACCCGAAATAGCAAAGCTTTTCGGCGTGAGTCCAGATACAGTCAGACGCCTGATCGATAATGGTGAATTGCCGAGTGTGCGAATCACCGACGACGGCTGGCGCAGAGTCGAGAAGCAACATGTGATCGACTATGCCAACCGCAAGGGCATCAAGCTGGACTGGACTGTATTGCAATCGTGATTCCGAGCGTCCGACCCGCCCACCTGAACAACGACGGATCGGACGCCCTAGAAACGCACCTTTACAACCGCATAAGGGCTGTAAGGTGAGGCTGGGGGACAGGGATTCGAACCCCAACTGCCTGATCCAGAGTCAGCGGATCAAACCGTTGACAGGGTGCAGATCAGCCGTTTTTCTCTCTGGAGAACACCTGATCTACAATCATCTGGTCAGGGTCGCCAGCGCCGCATCGTACTCGCTGCGCACTGTGCTCGCCGTCGTGTGCGCATAGACGGACGCCGTGATCGCCGGGTCGCTGTGACCCATCGCCGTGGCGACCGTCGTCAGCCGCGCGCCGTTATTGAGCATCCACATCGCAAAGCCATGACGGAAGCGATGTGGCCCGAATTTCGGCAACCCGGCACGCTTGCACCGGCGGAAGATCATCTGGCGGATGCCTTCAGGCTTGAGCGCACCGGTCACGCCGCCGTAGCCATCGGAAGCGAGCCACAACTCATCACGATGCTCCGGCCGCTGGAACAGGTACGCCGTCAATGCCGGGCGCACTTCCGGCGACATTGGCACCACGCGCGCCTTGTCGCCTTTACCACGTCGCACCACCACCTCCAGCGCCGCCGCATCGAGATCACCAACCTGGAGCGCGGCAATCTCACTCAATCGCAGCCCACTGAAAAACAGCAACAACAGGATCAGCCGATCTCGTTGCCCGATCCAGTCATCACCGCACGTCGCCAGCAACTGGCGCAGCTCCGGCAACGTGACGTATGGGCGTACCGTCTTCGGCACAGACGGCGCTTCCAGCATCAAGATCGGATTGGCGTCACGGTCGATCTTCCGGCGCTTTTCCAGAAACCGGAACAGCGCCTTGAGCGCACGATAGCGGGCGTGGACGGTGGACGGCGACAGGCCGGCGTCGTGGCAATCGGCGAGAAATCGCTCGATTTCCTCGACATCTGGCAGATCGCCATCCTTGCCACGCCAGGACGCAAACGCTGCAAATTGCTCTGCGTACCACGCCAGCGTCTTGGTTGCGCGACGACGTGAACGTAAATACGTGCGATATAACGAAATTGCTTCACTATACAGCATGATCGGACTCCTGTTGTAGTTGTGAAATGGAAAACTTCTTGTACAGGTGTCCGCACTGATGTCATCGCAACTCCAGTGTAGCACAAAAAGAGCGACTGTTTAACGCAGTCGCTCATCATTCCGGTCTGCGTCGCAGCATCCTCCTAATTCTGAGCGCTACACTTCTCTATTTCCCCTTTTTCCTCCGCTGCGGCGCAGACCGGAGCCATTCAACTTTCACTGTCATCCGATGACAGTGAAAGTTGAATGGCCAGGCGTAGGGTGGTACACGCATCGACGTTTTTAGAAAGTGAGACTTTATGAGCACGGCACAAGATACCGACAATCGAATATCTGAAATCTTGCAACTGGCGAGCGAGGAGGGATTGCCGCTGGCGCTTTCTCCGCAAGCTATCGTCGCACTTGAGGATTGCGGTTGGATTGTTGATCCCTTCACCGGCCAGACCTGGCGTGATCCCGATTGGGCATGCTGTCGAGAATTAGCGATTACCGCCATCGAAGGTAAAGGAATATGCATGCTTATAACCGACGCGACCGCTATGCCATCCGGCACAATCTCCGACAACGATGTCACAAATGTATTGAATACATTGCATACTCGCCTAAACGAAACGTCCGCCGATTATCTGTTGAC